AATTTAATATACCTCCTTATGAGGGGTCTTATGACAATCAGCCAGCTAAATGGGTTAGGCGAGCATTTGCAATCAGAGCAGCATTTGCTAAAAAAGAAAAGAAGGATATAGATGTCAGAAAGAATACTAATAAAATTTAGAGCCACAGGCGATAAAAGACTCATCAAATCAATGGCTCTCCTTGCGCACGCACAGGCAATCCTAGAAAAAAACACTAAACAAGCTGCTGTGGCTAACGGATTTTTAGCAACAGCGTTTAAAAGAAATCAGAAAAACGCAACCAAGTTTTCAATGGCTTTGTCTACGATGCGTTCTAAAATGCTTCTTTTCTCTTTTGCTATGTCTATGGGTGGAAGACAATTAATAGAATTTGCAAAATCTGCTGCTAAAATAGAACAAATGGAAACAGCCTTCAATACCTTAACAGGGGCTACTGAAAATTCAACAGTTGCATTTACAAAGCTTCAAAGAGCCACCGATGGCACAATGTCAAGATTTGACTTATTCCAGCAAGCTAACAATGCTATGATTCTTGGGGTTTCTAAAAATTCAACCCAAATGGCTGAAATGTTTGATATAGCTCAAAGGCTTGGTAAGGCTCTAGGCGTTGATACAAAGCGTTCTGTGGAATCTCTTATTACTGGTATTGGTCGTCAATCAAGGCTTATGCTTGATAATATTGGTATTATTGTTAAAGCTGATGAGGCATACGAAAAATATGCTAAAAATTTAAAAATAAGCGTTAAAGACCTAACCGACCAACAAAAGAAACAAGCATTTTTAAATGCTACAATGGAAGCTGCTAGAAAAAAAGTTGCAATGCTGGGACCAGAAACAAAAACTACAGCAGATATTTTTAAGCAATTTAATGCAACTGCTGCTGATTTATCTGAACTTATCGGAGAAATACTCCTCCCATTTCTTGGGTATCTAGCAGAAGGATTTATCCAGCTTGGCGAAGACTTGCAAGCCGTTGCCGAATACTTTAATTGGATAGATACGGCTGCTGAAAAAGTTACAAACTCTATAGCAACCCAGCAAGCAGAATGGACTATTTTAAGCAAAAGCTTACAAGGAGTAAACGAAGAATCTGAAGAATTTATAAGAGTTAGAGATAAATTTATAGAGCAGAACCCTAATTATTTTGCAGGAATGGAAAAGGAAGAAATTAAGGTAAACGACCTCACTCAAGCTATAGCAGAGTACAATCGATTTTTAGCACAAAGCCTCCAAGTAAAAATAGCTGAATTAGCTCTATCAGAGAAAACGCAACAAATTGCAGACCTTGCAACAGTACGAGCTAAAAGAAATTTAAACGCACATAAAAGAGAAATAGAACTTGTGGAACTCTTGTCTGATACTAAAGAAGGCTTGGCTCTCCAAGACCCTGTACTTGTAAACCTTTTTGACAAGTCGATTGAAAATATGGTATCTACATTGAGAGAGAGTGGGCATTTTTTCAAACAAGTGGGTAAAGAGAATTGGAAAAAATTGTTTGACCCAAATCTCATAAATTGGAGCAATTTAATAAAGACTTGGGAAGCTGGTTCAAAAGAAGAGATGCAAGAACTTACGAAAAGCTTATTTGCCCCACTTTCTGAATATGAAGATATAGATATTGAAATGATAGACAGGCTTACTGAAGCCCTTATGGCAGATTTAGAGTTTATGAATGAAGATATTACCGACCTTACGGCTAAAATTTATGAGCTATTTGGGATTAAGTTTGATCCTCAAGGTGGGGGTGACAACAATATTGCAAATATTGAAAACTGGAAAATGTTGGAAAATCAAATAGAAAGCATAAATAAAACCTTTACGACATTTTGGTTAAGCTCACAGGAAGGAGCTAGGACTTGGAAGAGGTTTGGGGATGTTATGGTAGCCCAAATAGAGAAAATCGTTGCAACATTTTTAGCTAATTTGGCAACATTTAAATTAATGAACTTTTTGCTCTCTGGACCAATGTCTGGAATCAAAGGCGCATCAAAGTTTCTTGGAGAGCTTAAGATGCCTACTTTATTTGGAATATTTCATCAAGGAGGGGAAGTTCAAGGCTATAATACAGGAGGATTAATTCCTCAATATCATTCTGGAGGGAACGTAGACAATGTTCCTATTATGGCTCAAGAAGGTGAATTTGTAATGAGAAGGTCAGCCGTAGATTCTATAGGACTAGAAAACCTAAATAGGATGAATAGAACTGGACAGGCAAGTGGAGGGGCAAACATAACATTTACAGGAAATATAATGAGTGATTCTTTTATTGAAGAAGAAGCCATACCAAAAATTAAAGATGCACTCCGCAGAGGTGCAGACCTAGGAATTAGCTAGTGATAGAATTGCCCAATAAATTTAAGCTTGACATTGATACAAAAAGATTTAATTTAACTCCTTTGGTTGTTATAGATGAAAGGATATATCTTTCTACAGAAAAATTGTTTTTAGAAACTAATTACGAGCCTTTAATTAAAGATGTAGGAACAATACATCAGTCATTTGATTTCCAAAAAAAGAAGGTCACAATTTCTTCAACCAATATAACTTTATATAATATTGATTACGAAGAGTCTAGAATTGACAAACCATTTACAGAAAAACTTTTTAACCCCTCTACTATAAATAAAAAAGTGGATATTTACTATAAATCACAATCGGCAGAATCTTTAGAAGATTGTCTTAAAGTATATTCGGGAATAGTAAGAAACATAAAAGAAGGTTTAGACACGATAAAAATAAGAGTTGAAGACCTTTCTGAAGAAGTATTGCACAAAAAACTTCCCGCAGAATATGTTAGAGATGACATTGAGGTGCCTGATAGATACAAGAACAAAAGAGTACCTATGGTATATGGGTATGTTGAAAATGCTCCTTGTGTTTATTATAATATATATCAATCATCCATAGAAAATGGGGGTGGAAAATACTCTATAACGCCTGATAGCTTTGATATACAATTAACGGAAAACCCTAAAGTGTTTGACAATAATATATACCTAGATATTCGCACGACCTCCAATTTGTTTTCTGAAGAATCAGAAGGAACTTTATATCAATCTTCTGTAAAAGAGCAGTTTAATATTTTAAGCAATATGATATTAATTGACAGAACTTTAAATGTTGGCGGAGAAACCCCAGCTGACATAGGTAGTTATGACGGTACACCTATAAGCTATAATATGGTAGAGATTAGTCATAAATCTCCTGTTGTGTTTACAGGAGGAACCTACGACATTCATTATGAAGGGAACAAAAAAAGCGCTAATGTGCAGATGTTTAAAGACATCGCAGGGAATACTCCATCCTTATCTGCTCTTGGGTCATATTTAAGTATAAAGGATTTTGAAGACATTCCTTCTGACATTGCATCTTACGGCTGGTTATATGGTCCTCAAAGCACATTGGCTGATAATTTAGGCTACGACAATATATATGGCGAAACTATTATAAATTTTGAGGCAAGACAGTTTGCTTCAGAAAATAAAGTAACTAAAACATTGCCCACAACGACAGGAGATAAAGAAATATTAAGTTGGGTTGGGTTGGTGTATTCTTTAGAGGCAGAGGTTGTAGAAACCTCTTCTTCCCCTAGATACCCCCGTTTATTTTTTAGATGGGTTGATTTGTCGGCTGAAATCTGGGATGTTGGTGAGGATGATGATGAGTTTGGAGCAGGCATATTTAGAAAAATTGGAACAGCCTTTCCAAATATAAAAACTAAAGATTTAATGAATAAGGGCTTTAGCATATTGCAAAGGAAGCTAGAGGGAGGTACTTGGAGATTAGAGGATATAGATCAAGGCGATGGCTTTAAATATTTAAGATTAAATAATTTAGAGATAAGCAGAACTGCAATACTAGATGATTTTATAAGCTATGATATTTATGCAGATGTATATGGGCGGGTTGACAATATTGCTGGAACTTATACTGGAACACAACAATTTACATTAAGTCAGAGGCAGGATTATTTTGAAGGCAGGACTGGCGCAGGTTTGCAAGCAGGTTCAACTGAAAGGTTAATTAAAAGCCCTGTTGCAAGGCAAGTTGCAAAACCTGCAAGGCCAGCCAAGCGACCTGCGATAAAAAAACAAAAAACTAAAATAGGGGTTAAATACTAATGGCTAGTTTAATTTGGGATCCTTCATATATTTCATCAAGCCAATCAACTTTTAAGTTTCGTGTAAAAATGTCTGATGGCTCTAATATGGCAGATTCTGATGAAGGCATAGACTTTATAAATATAGTCAATGCACAAGATTTTAGCAAAATTGAATTAGGAGCTGATGGGAGCTTTGCATTTTCATTGGGCTTGGGCTACCAAAATGGAACGTATGATAGTAACTATAATAGTATGTGGGCAGTCGCAGAACACTTTTATGGCGATTCTTCCCAGCAAGGCGTAGGGAGTGGATCAAGTAGATTAAATAGTTTTGCATCACTAGGCAATCAAATGGGGCTAATAAACTCTCACGGACTTACACACCTTCCTTTTAGCAGAGTATATGCCCCGAATGAAGAAGGTGTGGGTGGACTTACTGTAAGCCAAATGTATTGGGAGGAAGGTCAAGTTAATTACAGTTGTATAATTCAGCTGGTATTTCCTTTTATGACCTACTGGTATCCCAATATAGTAGTAGACAGGAATGGGTTTCATGAAGATGTAAATATACCAATGGGGGATGCTGCGTGGACGCAAGGAGATTGGGAAACTGTAAGTGTTAACTATCTAGACATTGATGACTACACAATATTAATAGGTTTTATATTGCAAATCACAGGAGAAGGCGGAACAAGGGATATATTTCCTGTTGACAGATCTGCTGTAGATATTGCAATATCACAAGGAAGGATTAATTATGATTCTGGGACAATACCTTTTGCTCCAATAAAATATCAATCAACGCTTATTGACTTTACTGTAAATGTTTTAAATTTAAATAGCCCCCAATTTGTAAATGAGGCTGAACGTGACCCCCTACAGTTGCAAATAAAATCAGAGGGCTATTCTGGAGAAATTAAAATTTATCTAGTAGATAATGAAAGTATAGAACAGGTTAATGAAGAGCTTGCAAGTGATTTAGATAATTGGTATGGAGATATTACTGAAGACGTTATTGCGCAATATGGGGTGCTAGACTATGATGGACAAAAAATTATAACAGACACTATAGTTGCGGGTCAAGTCAAAGATTATGAGATAACCTATACTGCATATAATGTAAATATTGGACAAACAGACAATATGTCTATTTTTATTAGAGCTGCTGACCCGAATTGGTCGTACTACACTTCAGAGCAAAGAGATGAATGGATTTTTTACGAGAATTTGACAAGCTCTAAAATTACTTATGTAGATAATATTGAAATAGATATTATAGATGTTTCAGAAGAATATATTGAAATATACAATCCGTCAGACAATTTAATAACACAGCCAGCAGACATAGTTCATCATATATTTGGGGAAGAACTAGGTTTTGACAAAAACAATATAGACACGCCTTCTAAAATAGAATCTTGGGGTCAACATGAAGGCTTTCAAATGGCTTTTTCAGTAAATGAAGGAATAGAAAGCAAAAAGCTAATACAGGAAATATCTCAATCTTGTAAGTCATTGCCCATAATTGCAGACAGCAACTTAAAATTTATAACTGTAAAAAACACATATAGGGGAGGAACTCAATACTATGAAGATGGAACGATTGAGCAGGTTTCAACTATAAAAGCCGATGATGTGCTTACTTATTTATTTTCAAGAACTCCGCTAGACGATATAGTCACTAAAGTAGAGTTAAAGTATAACAAGGATTATGGTTTAGACACATACTTGGATTCTTATATAGCAGAAGCAAACAAAAATGCTTATTTTAATAATGGTGATATGTCTATTAATAATAGGCAAGATAATTATTACAACATAAAAATTAGACCCGTTACTGGAAACTTAAATCATATTAATAGCTATTTAGATTTTGAATCTGCGTATATAACAGATTTGTATTCAGCTAAAGAATTAGGGGACTATCTGTTTTACTGGAATGTTAATCAGCACAATATAGTAGAATTAAAGCTTCCTTTAAATTACTATGATTTAGAAATTGGTGATTTGATTGAATTTGATAAAATGATTCTAGGTAAAACGGTTTATGGAGAAAAATATGTATTAGATGAAGATGATGATATGCCTGTAAGAGCAGGACAATATATCTTACCTTTGTTTATGATTACAGAAACTAAAAAAGGACTAGATTCTATAAAAATTAAAGCTATACAGTTACATCACATGGAGTCTGATTACCTAAATTATAAAGGAACTTACTATCAGCACACAGATTTATTAGGAACAGGACAGCAAAGTTCGATAGGAAGTTGTGATTTTAATGGAGATGGACTTGCTGATATTTTAGATTTAGTTTATATGGTTAACGTAATTATTTCTGGAGAATCTTTTACGGATGAGGAAATTGTAATTGGTGATACAAATTTTGATGGGTCTGTTAATATTTTAGATGCTGTAAATTTAGTAAGCAGGATAACAAACGAATGATAGACAAAATTAATAGACTGGAAAAACCTCTAGCATTACAAGGAACAATTAAATATGGCGATGGTAATGTGTTTTTTGAAACCAATGGTGAGGTTGCTGCATTTGAAATTGATTATATAGGGGCAATTAAAGGCATTAAAAAGCTGGGAGAGGGATGGACTATAAAAATAGGAAAACGTAAGGCTGTAATATTTAGCATGGCTCAATCAGAACTATCTGAATTATTATTTACTTATGTAGGTGAGCTACAAATAACAAAGTGCAAATATGTTACTTGGGACTTAATTTCACGCCAAGCTAATATTGTTAATGTATCTAGAGATACTTGGAACTCTAATTATAGTGAATTTCAATCAGATGCAAGAAAGCCTGAAGAAATAGTGTCTAGAAAAGTTGTAGGAAGAAAAATTAAAAAATCAAGTATTTAGGAGAAAAGAATGGCTAGAAGACAAATAGGGACACCAAGATTTTATTGCGACATACCCTCTTATTTAAAAAGCATAGGAAAATATTTTGGGTCAAATGAGAGCAATATAGCGGGCAGCAATGTAGGCGAAGAAAAGGTATGGAATATGAACCCATATCAGATTAATTCATACTTACTAAATCCCGATGCTCACAATAGCAGTATTAGATTTTGGATTAACCAAGAACCTGCAAATACCTCTGAACAAGTTTATGTGGAAGACCCAGAGCTTCATAAATTACTTGCTTATATAAATACTTCAGACGGACACCATTCTTCAGGTTGGTATGGTGGTATTCTTGGACATAATCTTGCTAGCTTGCAAAATCAGACAGAGCATAACATTAGTATAGGTCAAAGATTTGTGGGGAGGCACCCTGACCTTGCTAACCCACATTATGCTAATCCTAATGCTTTTGATGAAATAGTCAATTTTGAATCAGGTGGCACAGATTTAGGTTGGGGGGTTGCAAAATATGATGGGTACTCTTTATGGGAAGTGACTGAAAGGCAGAATGATATAGATTTGTTTAGATATAATATGATAGACTTCACTTTAATAAATGCAGACGATAATGAGGTCTGGGGAGAAAATGCTGAACTAAAGGTAGGGGCATATACTACTGGTATATTTATTGAACCCCCTCATTCTCCAGATTTAAGCGTTGATCTTACTTTAGAGCAAGGGGGAATCAAGGTATATGAAACCGTAGGGGGCAATTCTTTAACCAACATACATCATCAGGGTGTCGCTAATTGGGGCGATCGGCCTGCTTGGACACTACAAAAAACAGATGGAAGAGATTATACTACAGTAGCAAATAGGTCTAGAAGGAATTGGAAATTAAGCTTTAGCTATGTATCTGATGATAATTTATTTGATGCGGCTCAAAATTCTAACTCATTTTATAATGATAGTTTTAGCAATGGTGTTGAGGATGCTTATAATGTAGCTAATTTTGACACTTCTATGAGTACGTTTTTTAAACTTACCAAAAACGGAGCCTTGCCATTTATATTCTGCTGTGACTCAAAGGCAGATAATCTGGAATTTGCTATATGTATGCTAGACCAAAACTCTATATCTTTTAAACAAATAGCCTATCAGACTTGGAATGTTTCTATGAATGTTAGAGAGGTTTGGTAATTTAAAAATTATAGACCGATTTATAATGCTCTGCGAGGGTCTTGAACTGCAAAACCAAGCGTTGCCGAAAACCTTATAACCCTATCTAGTAAGTCGCTAAAGTCATCTTTGGTAAGGTCTTTTGTAGACTCTATTTCAAATTTAAGTTTAATAACTTCGTGCATTTCATCTTCATTATAACCTAGATGATTTCCAAGCTGTCTTATAACTGTCCTGTAGTAGCTATTCTGCTCACTAGAACGCATTTTAGGAGCAACTTTTATATCAATCCATACATCACCCTTAATTCCGTTTAAATAGCGTTTAAGCCCAGCAGGGTCGTGCATTTTTAACGATCCGTTTTGTACCTTTCCTGTAAATTTCATACTAATATCTCCCTTATATCTCTCAAGTTACTATTTTTTATTTCATAATTATCAGTAGATGTTACCATAGTGTCGTTTAAGCCACGATTTCTAACCTCTCCTTTTTTAAAAAAATCAGCCTTATCATCTATTTCGTTTTTCCATATCCATCCACAGAACTCTATAATATTAGTTTTCTTATTTAAAGATGTAAATATAATCATATCGCAAACATAATGTGATTGCAGTTTAGGAAAGTTGTTTACATACTCTGGTTTGGTGTAAAAGTTTCTTCCCATTGATTTAACGTCTATTGTATAGCCTAAATAATTAATGTCTACTCCTCCATCAAAACCATCTTCTTTTTCGTTAAGGTTTGGATATTCATCTAGTAGTAGTTTGTGTGTTTCTGTTTCGGCAATTAATCCTGTTAGTTGTTTTTCTTTGTCACCATCATAGACTCCACGATTTGCAAGGCTGTGAGTCTTTAAGTATTCCCAACAATTTATTTTATTTTCTTTGCTTATAAGTTTTCTTATTGGTTCATACATCTGTATGATATTCCCTTAATAGTTTAAATGCTTCTTTCCATATGTTAATTTTATATTTGGCTTGAAATTCCGTGTTTCCTATTGCGTGTCTTTCTGTGTGATGCAATCGGCAGAGTGGTATGCAAGTATAGTGTTTGAGTGTGGGTTTCTTGCGGTTACCTCCCATACCGATTGCTTCAAGGTGGTCAGGATCTGGATTAGGTGCAAAACATATAAGACATTCTTTACCTTTAATCCACCCAACATACTCTAACGAGTCTTTATTAGCAGCAATACTCATCAATGCTTCCGCCTCTATATGATATTATCGCCATTAGCTTCCCACATTATTGTTAGGATTACTGCTAATTAAGTCTATAAAATGATTAACCTCAACAACTGCATATGTTTTTGTTCTGTTTCTTTTTATAACAACAACAGGTTGCCTGTCTTCGCAGTTTTTTGATGCTTGTTCTATAGCGCTCCAAATATTAAGTTTTTCTACATTTTTACACTCAAAAGAATAGGGTATTATTTTTTTTGCAGCAGGACTCAAAACAATGTCTTCTCCGCCCATTCCCATAATTTGAGATTTTATATCATCTTCTTCAAGAATTGGAAACATTTTTCTCAACAAATCTCTCATATAGTTTTGAAGTCTTCTGCCTTTTGCTTTACTTGGATGTGCCATTTCTTTTCTTTATCATTGCTTTTAAAATAGTAATAGCTCCATTTAAAGCGTTTGTTTCGGTAATAGCTTTTCCTCTTTGCTCTTTTAACTCTTTTATTTTTGACTCTACTAATAAGTAGGTTTTCACATCTTTTAGCTCGTCAAATATTTCTGAAAACTGTTTCTCTTGATATTCATTCATATTTTTCTCCTTTTAATCTCTCAAGTTTAAAGACCTTAACAACTTACCAGTTCTATATCTCTCTATTTTATAAGGCAAGCCTTTATCTGTATAGTAAGTCCACTCTCCTTCTTTAAGCCTATGCACCTTTATGCCTTTGCTTTCAATATTCCCATTACTATGATAGGTTTGTATGTGTGTGGTGTCGTTGTTAGTTACCTCAAAGTTAGTAACATTAGCAATCGTTATTCCTATAATTAATACTATGTATTTCATTTATTATTCTCCTGTTTAAGATCGTTTATTCTTTTTTGTAATGTATCTATATCATCAAAGCCTTGACATTGTATAACCATATCTGTCATAGAGGACATACACCAAACACAGAAAGCAACAGGCGATATTCCAAAATAGCCAATAACATCTCCGTTATCTTCATCTATTTCAGAATCGCATAT